GTGCTGGATGCAAAGGCAGCGGCGGCCTTCAAGACCGGCCAAATCAAGTACGTGATCACAGGCTTCTCGTCGGAGACAATAGCTACCAACGGAACCGCTCCGGCTCAGGCTACTGAGAATATGAACGTGTTCCACTGTGAGGAAATTCGTGACTACATGTTCGATACCCTCCAGTGTCCCCCCGCTGAAGGCGATGACTACATCGGCATCTTCCGTACCCTCGGACTGAGGGGTATCAAGCGCGATCCTAGTTGGGAGGAATGGCATAAGTATACCGATCCTCAGGCTAAGTATAATGCCGAGGTAGGGCGGATTGAGAATATCCGCTTCATCGAAACCAACCACTCTACCGCACTCTCGAAGATCGGCCTGAACTCAGTGTGCGGCGAGGGAGTTGTCTTCGGTGAGGACGCAGTCGCAATGGCTGAGGTACTTACGCCCGAGTTGAGGGCGGCCATCCCTGCCGACTACGGCCGCAGTAAAGGAGTTGCTTGGTACGGCATCCTTGAATTTGGCATTGTCTGGACTACCGCTAACGCTGGTGAGGCTCGTGTACTTCATGTGACCTCCACCTAACTGGTGGCGATTCCCACGTGACATGAGCAAGGTCGAGCGAACAAGACACACAGGAGAGTCAAGTGGCATATACTGATACCAAAGACGAAAAAGTCATCTATGGTGCTACCAGCGCGGGTGGCGTATTCAGTGGTACGGGCGATATCGCTTGGCTCCCTGTGGGCCTTGTGGCATTCCGTATCAGGCGGATTGCGGTTATGATCTCGACCGCCCTGACTGTGACTTCCAGCATCATCAGCTTCGACTTGCAGCCAACTGCTGGTTCTGCCTCCGGCCGTGTTACCGCCTGGGCAGGTACTCTCACTATCCCTATCGCTACCGGCTTGCAGGGCAAGGGCTTCGTAACGCCTGAACTCAATCTCGAGCTAGTCCCCGGCGCCAGGCTTGTAGTCAACCAGACGCAGGCATCAACCGCTGGTGCCGGCAGCATCATTGTGTATGGCGACTACAGATGGGATACGGTTGCTAACTTCGCAGCCCTGACCCAGCTCGCCGCCTGATAGGAGGTCAGAAATGGTCGCCCTTACCGCAGCGAACGTAGCTGTCACTCAGATGGACGTGGGACGCAAGTCCATAGCGGGGAAGAAGAAACGCTTCCGCGTTAAGCTCGTCTTCGGTGATGGCGCTCTCACCTATCCAGCGGGCGGCGTCCCTATGCCCTCCGCAGGAGGTCTCGGGCTAGTCCGCGTCTTGGACGGACTCGTAGATATTGAGGCAGCGTCCGATGATAGTAACCAATACAAGTACGACTTTGTAAACAACAAGATCCGAATATGGATCGGTACGACCGGCGTGGAGATGGGTGCGGTCGCACCTGCTGCCACTCGTACGCTCTATGCAAACGTAGAAGGATGGTGATAGATGCCCTTGACCCTCACGAAGGTCCACGTGACCGAGAAAGTACCTAACACGGACCAATCGAGGGTCACTCGCGTCAATCACTATGTCCGCCTCTACGCAGATAATGGCCCGCCCTGCTATCTCCAGAACGGAGAGGTGTACAGTGAGGGCGGGCCTCTTATCGACCCACCAGACTATCCGACCTGGCTCTGGGGCGAGATCAATAAGCTATCCCCACAAGCCCTAGAGTCAGTTCACTTCACTATCCCCGAGGATAGAGTGGTTGTTCCAGCCCGGAACGAGCCAACTGGACGCCAACGTAATAGAAGGTAACGGGACATGACTGTCACGGCATTCTCCGCTAGGGCGTTCGCAAAGGGTGTTCATGTCACCACCTGGGCGGTTGTGCCGTTCGCCTCTCCGTCCACAGGGACTCCTCAGTCCGCCGCCCAGTTCAATGACAAGTGCGTACAGGTGAGCGGCACCTTCGGTGCGGCTGGCTCTGCCACTATCGAAGGCTCCAACGACAATACCAACTGGTTTCCCTTGCATGATCCCGCAGGTGCTGCCCTTACCATAACAGCGGCGGGCCTGAAAGAGATCCTAGAGAACCCTCTCTACATTCGACCCAACGTAACTGCGGGTGACGGTACCACTGCCCTGACAGTCACGCTAGTACAAAGGAGCGGCTTCATCTAATGGAATACTCTGAAGCACTCGACATAGTCGCTCGCTCTCGCACGCAGTTTCAGGCTTTCGAGCAGCTTGATGAAGTCCTGAAGAAAGCCTCCGGTGCGGAGAATCATGTCAAGGAACTCGAGCAGCGGCGGGATGATCTGCAGGAAGAGATCAAGTATAATCAAGAAAAGCTGGATGAGATCAAGCAGAGTGTAAACGCAACAGCCGCTGACTACGAAGCTCGCCTATCTCAATTGAAGAAGGCAGAGTCCGCCGCTATCCAGGGAAAAGACAAGGCAGAAGCTGAATTGAAGAAAACCCTGATGGAGAACGCTAAGCAGTACCAGAAACAATCTGCACAGGCTGACGCAGAGGCTAGAAAGACCAAAAGGGAGTTTGACCAAGAGATAGAGGCCAAGCATCAAGAACTGGCAGATGTTGAACAGAAGATCAATAAGATGAAAGAGCTAGCCCGCTCGATGGCTTGATGGCGGCGCGCTCTATGGAGATAGGCGATGCCGTATGTCTTAACCACAGACCTTGTGAACGACGCCCTCCGCCGTGCCTCTGAGCCGATAGACGGCACATCTGAGTTTCAATCCGAAGCTCTTGACTATCTGAATAAAGGCTACTCGGGGCTGGCAACTGGTACCCTCGAACAGTCAGAGGATACCCACGTTCCCTGGTGGTGGCTGTGGGCTCCCTATCCTGGTGTGATCACTCTTCTCCCGAGCATAGGCGCTGGTCTCACCGCCACTGTGTTTACAACCGGCACGTCTGGCTCATTCAGCGCTATCCCCACCGATCCCCTCGGTACCAATATCTCCCTGCTGGACTGGAATATCAAGTTTGTGGGCACCAGCACGGCATCCTCTGCCCAGGACATGTTTCGCATATCTGCTCATGGGGTTGGTTCAACTAATTTCGTCCTAGATAGTCCATACACCGGTCCAAACGCTACGGTTGCCTTTAAGGCATATAAGCTCACCTACGACTGTCCTGCTGATCTTCTGTACATATCCGCCCCCCTGCGTGCCTATCAAACAGGTAAGGAGAAGATCAACGTCATATCGAAGCAGAATCTGGAAAGCATGTTCCCTCTCACGCAGATCACCTTCGGTATTCCCACCGATGCCTGCTTTGTGGCGGAACAGAAGCTGCGCTTCTCCCACTACGTAGGCGATGGCACTACCACCAAGTACGTAAGGGTAGATTTCGACTACGTACGGATGCCTCCCACCCTCACCGGATCTCCCTCAGAGGAACCACTTGTACCGCTCAATTACAGGTCAATTCTGGCGGACTTCTGCCTCCAGCAGATCTACATTGCCAAGAATGATGATCGTGCCGGAGGTATTGGCCAGTTGATAAAGGGTAAGATCAACGGCATGAGAAGGGAGCACATGGCTCGTCAGGGACGCACCACTGCGAACCTCGGCCGCGTCTTCCCTCGCCAGCAAGATCGTGCCTCCATCAGGGGACCGTGGCGTACTGAGTCCGGTCTGGTGATCGGCTACTAATGTATACCGGCCTTACATACCCCATCAACATAGGACAGGACGGCTGGTCTGCGGCCCGCTCTCAGACGCAGATCAAATCCACCCAATTGATCACCGCCCTCAACGTCACCTATGAGAATGGGGTGATGGGTAAGGAGGCCGGCGCTCTCACATATACTGCCGCTCCCATAACAGGTGCCCCACAGATAACCGCTGGAACTGACTATTGGCCTGATCCCAATACCCAGCGTATGGTAATCATGACTGAGACGGGGATCGTATACAAGGACAGTGGGCTCGGCACCTTCCCTGTCACCCTGATATCTGGTATGAACGCCCCCAATAGGACGCCGCAATTTGTAGCTGGTGGTAAGGAGACACAGGCGGCCAACAAGAAGCTCTTCCTCTTCACCGACACTAATCAGGTGAAAGTCCTATCTGGCGACGGCGTAACTATGACGAACATCGCCAGCCCTCCTGCTGACTGGACAAACGTGCGTCCCGTCTCTGGCTGTATCCATGAGAATAGGTTGTGGGGAGCGGCAGGTCATTTCGTCTACTTCAGTAATCCTGCCAACCATGAGGACTTCAACACCGCTCTTGTCTCCGGTATCCAAGCAGTATTTCCCGGTGTTGGAGATGAAATCGTCCATATAGAATCCTTCAAAGGAATGCTTCTTGTCTTTAAGAAGCCAAACGGCATTTATTTCGTTAATACGACAAGCGTAGACGTAACCCAATGGCATGTAGATCCTGTGTCCACCTCAATGGGTGCCGCAGGACCTGGCTGTGTTGTAGCCACTGATAACGATCTCTTATTCATGGACACCGCTGCCAACATCAATATGGCCTCCGCTGTCTCCCAGGAGTTACCGCAGGGTACCTTCGCTGCATCCTCCCTGACATTCGCCGCCAACATTAATCCGTGGATAACAGATAATGTCAACTTCGCACAGTTGGCCAACGTACAGGCTGTCTATTATCCCGCCAAGAGGGAGGTCCATTTCACAATACCGCTGCTCGGAAGTAATGTGCCAAATGCTCGCCTTGTGGTGGACTATAACCGACCAGACATTGTTCGCTTCCGTCAATCTCAACGGGCAACCGACGCAAGTATGTGGATGCGGAAGGACGCCAACTCTGTTATGAGACCGATGGTCGGCGACATGACTGGGAACGTCTGGTATCTGGATCAGGTTGTTCGCTCTGTGGGAGCCGCGGGTTACCTATCCCAGTTCCAAACAGGCCACGAGGATTTCGGAGTTATGGGAGTCGGTGCGCCTTCCCTCCACAAACTAGGAGCGATGGATAAGAATTTCCACTTCCTCGAGGCCCTCTTCGATCCCCTTGGTAACTGGTTCCTCTCTGTTGACTGTATCATAGATAGCCAGTATGTCAATACGTGCCAGTTCAACATGGGCGTGAACGGGGCCGCCCTTGATTCCTTCGTCCTAGACAGTGATGTGCTCGCAGGAGGAGCAATAGCCCACAAGCGTTTGAAGTTATTCGGTAGGGGGCGGCGCATATCTTTCCTGGGATATACAAGTGGTCCAGGAGAGGACTTCAGTATAGACACCTTCTTCGTGCAGTTCAAGCCAGCGAGTGAATGATGGAACTTACCGATCAGGTTCTCCTTCGTATCGGCCCACATGTTGAAAAGAAGCAACATGATCTTACTCACCTAAAGTGGGAGAAGCATCCCGAGAGTAAGAACCGCGTCATGACTCAGGTTGTGTGTAAGGTGTGCGGCGGCGTGATCGCTGGCCAGGTCGAATCAGATGCCAAGGTCCCAAGCAGGGTGATACATGGTGCCACCTATCTATATAAGATCCTAACCTTCGCCCGCTTCAACTCCTACACCGAGGTTGAGATCACCTTCGATGATGGCAGCAAGCATGTCACCCACCTCTGCACAGCCTGCGTCCAGAAGCTCGACGAGCCCGGCCTGTTGGAATACATATACGCCTGCGATCTCGCCCAGTGGCTATGGGAGGAACAGCATGGCTTTGGTGATGCACTCTGGCATTGTTATCCAGATATTGTGACAAGAAGGCCTGTTGCCTGGAAAGATAATGGAGGACTAGCCTAATGCCCGCCCTATACACTATCACCACGCGAGCAAGCGGCACAATCCTCACAGCCGCCATATACAACTCAGATCATCAGAACCATGTCAACAATGGGGACGCGCAGCATCTTGGTGGGTTCAGCAGCAACACGGCACAGATGCGGACTCAGACTAGTCCGGGAGATGTTGGATCTGAGAGTCTCTCCCTATCCATCTCAGATGAGCTAGCCCGCATCAGGTACATGATCGCCCAGCTGCGAGGCACCACTTTCTGGTACGGTACACTCTCTGCATACAGTGCAGGACCGGGCGGATATAACTACGTTCGTAACTCAGATATGCTCACGCTCAGCAGACAGGGGCAGGGTCCTAAATCCTTCGCCGCAAGTGCGGGAGATCCATACACCGCTGACCAGTGGTATGTACGTAACGGTGTCAACCAGGGTATGACCCTCGGACCAACTGCTGCACTGGTTGGAACTAAATCTTTTCAAGCCATGTACGTCCAACGAAACCCTGGTCAGACCGGCGTTGGTCAGATGTGGATTGGACAACCTTTCTCTCTCCCCCAGTTTGTCTCTCTTATAGGTCAACAGATTTGTTTCTCTTTCTACTGCTCATGCGGGGCTAACTTCTCAGCTCCTAATGTTATAGCTTCTCTTATCTATGGCACTGGAGCGAATGCTGCAAAACTTTCTGGTTTTACGGCGCCAGCTAATCTCGCAACTACTACCGTTTCGGCACCTATTAGTACTACTACCCGAATCTCTGCAACAGGAGTTATTCCAGCTAACGCTACTCAACTAGAATTAAACGTTAACTGGTTTCCAGTAGGTACCGCCGGGGCAAACGATCTTATCATAGTAGGCGGCTTCAAGCTCGAACCAGGTTCTACACCCACAACCTACTATCCCCCAGATCCCTATGCCGAGTTGGCAGAGTTGCAGACGTGGTACTGGAAGAGTTTCCTCCTGGGAATTGCCCCAGCCCAGAATGCTGGTAGTCCTGGCTCCATTTTGATGCCACAGGCTGTCGGCGCAGGAGCAGGCACTAACGGCCATATTCTTAGATTTCCAACAAGGATGCTCAAGACCCCAGTCCTTACATTTTACAATCCAGGTGCTGCAAACGCCCAGGCTAGAAATAATGGTTTAGCGGCGGATTGCTCAGGCACAGCGGCCGGCCTACTAGATGAAACTGGCTTTACTATAAGCTGCATAACGGCCGCTGGAAGTGCAGCTGGTCAAGCCAACTCTGTACACGCAACAGCAGACGCGGGGATATGATGGCTGATTATATACTAACAGAAAATCCCGATATTATCAGGCGTACCTCGGATGGTGCCTTTATCGGTAATGATCTGCGAGTACAGGAATGGAGAGACTATCTCGCCTGGAGGGAGGCCGGCAATGAACCTGATCCTGCCCCTGTTCTTCCTTCTATGCCTGTCGCTCTTTCTGCTGACGATCTTGCCGCTATTTTGGTGAAGAAGCTAATCCTCTCCCAGAGTGATATACAGAAGAAGTAATGTATGTACGCCTCGCCACCAAGGGATCTGACTATGCCAAGTGCAGTAGGGCCGCTCCCATTGCCTGGAAATTCGAGTTCCCTACTATCATGGCGGAGCGATCTTTGAAAGGCGAACTCCTTGGATATTTGACAACTAACACCAAATCAGGGTATATTGTGGCAGGCCCTCTCTGGATACTACCCACTCTATCGAGAACAGGAATAGGCCTTACTCTCTTACGTCTTATGACTGGCTATGAGAACACCCTCGCTGCAACAGGGGTGGATCGTTTCCTCTTCTTCATATCCGCCGAGCAGGAGCACTATCGCGAAGTTATCAAGCGGGCCATCGACCTCGACCCATACGAGATGGACGACTCAGGTAACTACTGGTACAAGAAGACCATACAGAAGGAAGTAGTCTGATGGGCGGCTCATCGCAACCACAAGTTCCTCCTATGACCAAGCAAGAGAGGGATTTGATGTCTCAACAGACTGATTTGCTCAAGCAGCAGCAGATCATGACTCAGCATTCCTTTGACACCCAGAATCTCCTTGCTCCCTTCTTGTACAAGCAACTCGGCCTTACGCCCACAATGGACGCCAAGGGGAATATCACTGGCTTTTCACAAGATCCTACCCAGGCTGCTCTATCAGGTCAGCAAACCCAAATCACTAAAGAACTCCTGGATAGGCAACAGGCTGCCCTCGAAGGTCAGCTTCCAGTAGATCCTGCCCTCACTCGATCTCTGGATGAGTCCGAGGCTAACCTTCATGCCAGCCTATTGCAGAGTCTAGGTCCTGGCTATGAGACATCTACCAGCGGCATAACCGCCCTGGATCGTTTCAACCAGACAAAACAAATGACCCTGGAGGGTGCTCGTCGGGGAGACCTGACGATGGCGGAACAGCTTGCCCTTGGAATGCAGGGTGGCCAAGATCAACACTCGGGATTTCTAGCAAGTACAGCCGGCGGACAAGCAGGTGTAGGTGCTCAGTATGGAGCCATGTTCGGACAGAATGCCCAGGGTTATAACAGTCCATTGTCTCTACTAGAGAATACCCGCAGTATGCAGTTCCAGGCCAACGCAGCGGGTTTCCAGGGTCAGCAGGCTTTGATGGGTGCGCTAGGACAGGGGGCTGGAAGCCTATTGGGAATGGCTGCCTATAAAGGTCTACCATCTGGCTTCCTAGGCAACCTATTCTAAAGGTATAAGAATATGGCCTCTCCCTTCCTTGGTATAGCCGCCGGCCTCGCTCAGGGTTTCCCACAGGGCATTCAGATCGGCTCTGATCTGGCCTACCGCCAGCAGAGTATGGAGATCCAGAAGCAACAGGCGGACGCATCTAATATAACTGCATTCTCTAATGCCATGAAATTACCAGACCCAGCCACACGACAGCTGGCAATGAGTCGAACGTTTAAGGGGGCAACTGGTCTAGATCCCGAGTCAGATCTTGGTAAACAAGCACTTACTGCGATCAATAAGTCAACTGACGAAACTCGTGCTCAACTATCCGCTGCCTTACCCGGCACATCTCCAGCAGTTATTAACTATATGATGAGCGATCCTGCTTTGATGACTGAGACGTTGCTCAGGATATCTCAACAGAAGAACATCATGAGTGTGTTGGGCAATCTCCCAACTCCTGAAAATCCATCAGGTACCGGTGATATGGGCACCGGGACCGCGGGTGCAGGAGGGACAGTCGTGGCTCCTGTGGCGGACGCGGGCACGTCTGCTGTCAGTACGCAGCCAGTTGTCCCTCCCGCTCCTGCTTCTGCTATTCCCTTCAATGCTCCTGCTACTGCTCCTCTAGCAAGTTCTGCTGCTACTGGTACTACAGCACCCCCAACCACTACTGCTCCCACAGCATCTCCACCGCCCAAACCAGGGGTGGCGTCTCAGCCTGGAACAGGCCCTGGACAAACGCTCCCAAAGGTGGCGGTTGGAAAAGGTCCTAATGGACAAGTAATTAGCTGGGATCCAAACACAGATCCATACATAGTAAACATGCAGAAGGCTATTCTCTATACCTCCACAATGCCTGGCGTTACGCCCGAGATCATGTCTGCCCTTAACAGTCGATTAACCCAATACATCGACGGACAGAAGTTTAAGTTTACCCAGTTCATAGATATACAAAATCTCGGCTTGCATAGTAAAGAAGTAGCAATTTCTGGCTACCACGCTGCTCTCGATCGCGAACATCTTACTATGGAAGAACAGGCTCAGGAATATCATCAGACCAAAGAGCCTCTCAGCGAACTCGGTAAACAACAGGCGGATGTTGCAAGAGGTAATCTACCCCCAGCTGGTGTAACCGGCGGCGGTGTCTCATCCACCGTAGGCAATACAGACACGCGCCAACTCCCCGCAACCATTGCAGCTACTCCTTCCACCGAGACACAACTACCAGCCAATGTCAAGATTGATCTAACTAATGCCCAAAATAACAAAGACGGCTCGTTCACCATTACCGACGCTGCCACTCTCAAAGCGGCCGGAATAACTGATCCGACGATCCGCCTTGTTATTGATGCTCCTACTGGTAAAGCCTATATCCAGACTCCTACCTCCACAAGTCTAAGAACAGCGGCGAATCTTGATGAGGCACAGGTTGCTCTGAACCTCACACAGCGCGGCTATAACTTCGTAGATAGCATTAGTAAGTCAGTAATTGCCAACCCACAATCCTACGGTGCTTATGGAAGTACTAAAGCCGTCGTTCAGGATTGGGTCGGTATAGCGAAAGATGTCGCAGCAGAATTCCCCGACGCTAAATCTCTTCTTGCCGCCACTGGCCTATCCAGACTCCCGTTCAACCCCATCGCGCCTACTCTGGACGGCATAAGCCAGTTTATGAAAGCCTATGTAACCAAGACCCTAACTATGGCTGGTGGAGCAGCTGGTCTATCCGCCTATGGTGTAACTGATAAGAGTGTCCAGGATCTAACAGACGTAGGTG